CGGTTGTTGATATATAGCCGGCAACATTAACACCGGTACCAGTTACAACTACAACATTGGCATTACCTATTGCTGATATATTGACGTTGCCATTAGCAGATGGAATATTTACATTACTATTGCCATTTGCATGAACACCAAGTAAATACCCACCTGTAATATTACCGGTTGTTGTAATTGTATTACTACCTGCGGCTATAGTACCTATAATGTTATTACCTGTAATGTTACCAGTAGTTGTAATTGTATTACTACCTGCGGCTATAGTACCTATAATGTTATTACCTGTAATGTTACCAGTAGTTGTAATTGTATTACTACCTGCGGCTATAGTACCTATAAAGTTACTAGCACGAACATTACCAAAATTATTAAATGTTGCTACTTCAGTAGTAAAAGATGCATTACTAGCGAATGCAAATTCTGCATTTGAGTTATCCCAACCCATAAATGCATCACGTGTAGTAGATCCAGTGTAGTAATGTAATATTGTACCGCGATCTTTAGTATCATCAGATGTTAGTGCGACTCCATTTGCCCCGCCACCTAGTTCAAATATAGGATCAACTAATCTTGTAGTTGTTGCATTGATAGTAGTAGTTGTTCCGCTAACAGTTAAGTTACCACTAAGTGTTAAGTTATTGGCTGATACGTCTCCACTTGTTGTTATGGCTCCGGAACCCGCATTGATATATCCAGCTACATTAACACCGGTACCAGTAACAACTACAACATTGGCATTACCTATTGCTGATATATTGACGTTGCCATTAGCAGATGGAATATTTACATTACTATTCCCATTTGCATGAACACCAAATAAATACCCACCTGTAATATTACCGGTTGTTGTTAGATTACCGCTACCCAAGTTAGCGTAACCTGCTACGTTTACACCGGTACCAGTTACAACTACAACATTGGCATTACCTATTGCTGATATATTGACGTTGCCATTAGCAGATGGAATATTTACATTACTATTCCCATTTGCGTGAACGCCAAATAAGTTAACGCCAGTGATATTGCCTGATGCATAAAGTATTGTGGCAGATAGATTACCAGTTGCTACATCTAATTTAATATTTGCATTAGAAGCTAATGCATAATTTGCAGTAGAACTAGCATTTACAAATACAGGGTAAAATGTCCCGGTTGTTTGTGTAGTAACTACTTCATAATCACTTAGGTTAGCATAAGCAACATTTAAGTTTGCTACACGTGTTGTACTGGTCACTGACAAAGGTGCTGTTCCGGTTGCCACAGAACTTACTAGTTGCGATGTAGCATTAAAACTACTTGCATTGGCATTACTTGTTGTAGTGAATTGACCACTACCTATATTTAAATAGCCTGTTACGTTCATACCGGTACCAGTTACAACTACAACATTGGCATTACCTATTGCTGATATAGTAACATTGCCGTTAGCATTTGGAATATTTACATTACTATTGCCATTTGCATGAACACCAAGTAAATTATTACCAGTGATGTTGCCTGATGCATAAAGTATGGTAGCAGATAGATTACCAGTTGATGTATCTATTGCTATTTTATTAGAAACATATTCTTGTTTGGCACCGGTATTTGCACCATCACCTACTAATGCAGGATAGTATGTACCTGTTGTAGCGACAGTTATAGTGCTATAATCTGATAAATTAGCATGTAAGTTAGTCACTACTGTTGTGCTTGTTACAACTAATGGAGCTGTATTAGTGGCAACAGTTGATATTAGTTGACCGCCTACATTTATGTTGTTTGCAAATAATGTACCGTTTAATGCACTAAATGACAACGCATTATTAGAAAGTAAAGAATAATTGTTAGTGGCATTACCATTAACAAATGTCAAGTAGTTTGTACCAGTAGATGATGTTGTGACACTACTATAATCTGATAAATTAGCATGTAAGTTAGTTACTACTGTTTTGCTTGTAACAATTAACGGAGCTGTACCGTCAGCCAATGTAGATATTAATTGATTGGTAGATGTAATATTACCATTGAAATAACTGTTACCGTTACCAATATATAGTGCATATTTGTTTGTTAATGTTGCATTAGTACCTGCAACTGGTACATTAGCAATATACAATGTAGATGCGTTTGTAAATGTAACAAGTGTGCTAGACGCTGCCAATGTTGGCTGGTCAATGGCATGAATTGCGGCATTGGCAACTGTTGAACTTGCTGACGCTACACTATCAGTGTATGTACTTGATAATATTCTTAATCCTAAATTACCAGTGACTGTGCTGACATTAGTATTACCAAAAGCAGTTCCGGTAATAGTGAAAGCGTTCATTGACAGAGCATATAATCCGGTTAATGAGCCACCTGAACCAGAACCAATTGTAAGATTACCGCTTTTGTCAACAATAAATTTACTTGTACCGCCTACCTGTAAATCTAGTAATTTACTAGTTGATAAGCTAGCGGTATCAGTTATATTTTCATATATACCGGTAAATGTTGTAGTTGAGTTGTTCCATGTTTGTACTACTGAAATAGGAGTACTTGTTGAAAGTGTTCCACTATTAATATTTGCATATCCAGCAATGTTTACACCTGTATTTTTAATAGTAACAACATTTGCAGTGCCAGCTACACCAACAGTGACATCACCGTCTAACGCAACATTAACATTACTAGTCCCGTTGAAAATTTTTGTAGCATCAACATTTGCCCAGCTAACAGTACCACCGTTATAACTATAAACTGTTGCAGATGTTGCATGTCCGGAAGTAGTAGAATTGAATTGTCCTCTAAGACACCCAGTAAATGTTGTTGTAGTAACTCCGGTATACGAAATTACCTCATCCTCTACAATAATATAACCGGAAGTAGGGAATCCAGTTGTACTTGTAACTGTTATTGTTGTATCATTAGTTTGAATTTGCGCTGTTACAGTAGTAGAAGCAGCCGCAGATGTTAACTTTAAAAATTGTCCAGTTGAACCACCGTATACTTTTATGTTAGCAACATTACCTAAATATACATTACTACCGGGCAACCCAACCAATAGGCTACCAGAAGTAATTAAATTTCCGGACACATTTTCTGATCCTTTAACTACTGTTCCGGTACCAGTAACAGTTAATACGTTATCAACACCACCAACACTTGTAGTAACGTTACCGTTAGTAGTGGTGATTGCTACATTACTTGTACCGTTTGCAATTTTTGATGGATCAACTTGTTTTGAATCAACATAGGCTTTTGTAGCCGCATCAGTTGTGTCTGTAGGGTCTGCTAAGTTTTTAAGTTGAAGTGTTGTGGGGAAGGTTAATGATGCTGAGGTTGCCATATTATGTTACCGTATATAATGCTGTTGCTTGGTTATAATTTGTAAACCCATACAAATTATATGTTTGTCCTGAAATAGTAATTGAACTAGGTCCTACGTCAGGAGTTTTTGTTGCAGGATTACCAAATGCAATGAATTGCCAAGTGTGTGATGTAGTCCCTGGGGTAGCTATCCATAAGTAACTAGAAGTAACGCTAGGAGTAGTAGCACCTTGCCCTAATGCATAAGCATATGGTAAATAACTATCACTTGTTGTAAGTGTTGGGGGTGTATTTGTTGTAGTTGTTTTATAGAACAACGGAGTATAACTTGTAGCTGCCGCGACTGTAGCAGTTGTTGTGGGAAGTGTTTTAGTTCCCCCGCCGTTTAAACCAGTACCACGATAGTCAGTGGTAGTGATTGTATAACTTACTAAACTGTTTATTGAAGCACTAGATCCACTGGTAGCACCTGTGCTTGTTAATGATATTCCCGCACCATATGTAACATTACCTGAAACAACTGTACCAATAACCGGAGTCATATTCCAATTAAACGCTTGTGTAGTAGCCCAATAAGGAACTGAAGAACTTGGAAATCCTCCTGATAAACTAACACTAAATGGTGTTTGCTGAACGTTTGTCAATGATGTACCTGTCGCTATATATGATCCTCTAGTGGTAGTCAAATTAACAGAAACTGAACTTGAACTATTAGTTTGAATAGCACTACCACCGGATATGCTATTTAGTAGTGTACTGGTGATGAGATAAGTTCCCCCTGTACCAGTAATTCCTAGACCAGTGATATTTGTACCGGTTATTGCTATGCCACCAATAACAATAGTATCGGTTGCCTTAACGTCAAACGTAGCATTTACTAAATTAATTGTTATTGAAATGTTTGCTGTATTAACGGTAGTAGTAGTGAAATCAATATATGCGTTTTTACTAGTACCTACAGTGCTACCTCCAATTGACCAGCTATCAGTTACTGATATTGCTACTGGTCCTAATTGATTAATTGTAAACTTACCTGCTGGATAGGATGTATTTGTAAAGTCAGAAACAACCTCAATACCAGAACCAGCTACAAGATTGGTTACTGTTGTTATGACGTTTGCTTTTGGTTTGCTAAATGTAAGAACACCAGAACCATCTGTTTGAATAAAGTCACCTGACGAACCACCAGAAATATGTAAGTTAGCAATACCACCTAATGATACGTTAGCTGTTTTGATGAAGTTAACAGTACCTGAACCAGAACCAAAGCTAGGATTTTCAACCTTCAAATCTATTGAAGTTACTATACCATTTGCATTTACACCTGAACTATCAATAAATGTATTTGCTGATGAGCCACCTATTGTAGCATTAGTTAATCTACCTAAACTTGTAATATTAGGTTGTGATGCTGTTGTTAAGGTGCCCGTTAGTAGAGTTGCGCTTAAGTTACCTGTAGCTACGTTATATGATAGTGTAGAGTTACCTGCAAATTGATAGTTACCATCAGTTACACCACTTACTAATGCAGGATAATATGTACCAGTGTTTGTGTTCTTAAGTGCAGTGTAATCACTTACGTTAGAGTAATCAACGTTAAGATTATTTACACGTGTTTTGCTTGTTATTATTAATGGAGCTGTACCATCTGCTATGTTAGCAACTAATGTTGGTGCCCTAACAGTCCCTGTAACAAACGCATTGCCTGCATAAAGATTAGCAGTTAGATTTGCATTTGCGGCAAATATGCCGGTACTTGTAAAATTAGCAATACGTGTCCCACCAACAAATACATTAATTTCACCGTCTACTGTTGGTATACTTATATTACTCGTACCATTTTTAATACTTGAAGAATCAATGCCTGTTAATTTACTACCATCACCTACAAAATAATAACCAGTTGTAACTGTTATATTTCCATTTGTTGTAATAGTACCATTACCGTGCGTTGCAAAGTTTGTTGTATTACCTACTACTAACGTAGATAATTTGCCGATATTACTAATGTTTGGTTGAGAACTAGACGTGGCATCCAGTATACCAATCAAGTTGCCACCAACTTTAAGATTGCCTGTTACATTAGCATTACCAACCTTGATATTGCCTAAGTCAACGATTGTTGCAATGTTAGTTGCAATCGTTGCTTTACTTGCAAATACGAATTCTTTAGCTGAGTTCTTCCAACCCATAAATGCTTCAGTTTGGCTTGCAGAGCCAGTATCATAGTAATGCATTACTGTGCCGCGGTCATAACCATCATTAGTAGTTAATGTTCCATTTAAGTTGCCGCCCATTTCAATTAATGGGTCTTGTACTACTAAACCAGTGACGTTAGCAGTTATTGTGTCACCGGATACAGTCAAGTTACCGGTGATAGTTATATCTTTTGTTGTTGTAGTGCCTGAAACATCTAAATTGGTTAATGTACCTAAACTCGTAATTGTTGGTTGACTACTTGCAGTGACAGTACCTGCTGTTGTGGCTGCTGTAGCACTTGCTACTGCACCAACAACGTTACTACCTACAATATTATATAGATAGTAGCCGTCACCAACAAAGAAATTAGCAGTTACTGCATTACCTAAGCTTGGGTTTGCACTAGCAACAGTGGTCAATCCAGTAAGTGTACCTAGAGTGGTGATATTGTTTTGATTGTTTGCACTGGTTGCAATCTTACCTACAAAGTAATTTGATGTTACACTGTTTCCTAAACTAGCATTAACTGTTCCTGTAGTTGCTAACGAAACTAATGTTCCAATATTTGTAATCGTTGGTTGACTACTTGCAGTGACAGTACCCGCTGTTGTAGCTACTGTAGCTGAAGGAACAGTGCCGGTAACATTTGCACCGGTTAGATTTGCTAATGAATTGCCATTACCAATAAAATAGTTTGCTCTTACTCTGTCACCTAAATTAGCATTAGCAGATATAATTGTGTCTTTGATTGTAAGGTTTGAACCACTAAACAATGCAACATTGGTTGTACCAGAAATAGATACTGTTATATTCCCGTCAAGTTCAACTTTTACATTGCTAGTATTAGTGTCATCTTTGATTTCTGTTGGTTTTGGTAAACCAGTTAAATAAACACCATTGCCTACAAAATAGTTACCTATAACAGCATTGCCTAAATTAGCATTACCTGAATTAATATTAGCTGATACATTTAATGAACTAAGCGTTCCAAGACTTGTAATATATGGCTGGTAAGAATATGTAATTGTGCCTGCAACATTACTTGCTGTAATGTCTTTAGCCCAAACATTACCCTTCTTGTCAATCTTAAAAACGTTTACGAATTGGTTATTGTTTTGTCCGGGAGTTTTAACATTAAACTCTGCTAGTAATGATGTTGAATCACTTGCGGTATCAATAATTTCTTGTTGGAATGATGTAAAACTAACTAAACTATTATTCCATTCTTCATTAATTGAGAATGGTTGATCGGTAGTAATTGGACCTTTATCAATAACAATAGATGGTGTAGATAATCCACCTTCACTTACCGTAACACCACCAATATATATATTACCGTCAATATTAGCATCACCTGATACATGTAATGAGGTTAATGTCCCTGTACTAGTGATATTTGGTTGTGCGGCTGTAGTAACTGTTCCTGCTTTTGTTGCAAGAGCCACTGTACCGGTAACATTTAATCCTTGAATATTTGTTAAGAAGTTACCATTTCCTAAGAAATAATTAGATTCTACTGCGTTACCCAAGTTAGCATCTTGTGAGGTAAACTTACCTACAATGGCTAGTGATTTGGTTAGTTGATTGTACTTGAAGTCACTATCAGTACCAATCACACCTTGTTTGTTTATTAATATTTCTGAATTTGATCCGGGTGATATAAATGTTCCGGAAATCGTACCAGAAATTGTAGAAGCAGACAACCCACCAGCACTGACTGTAGTACCACCTACATATAAATTACCGTCAACATTAGCATCACCGGCAATATGTAAACTTGTTAAAGCACCTACGCTAGTAATTGCAGGTTGTGCATGAGTATAAACAGTTCCAGCAACTAGCGCATTGGACACTTGACCAACTACGTTTGATCCTGACACATTGTTGGCTACGGCAGCATAAGCTACTTCACCAACAATCTTAGAACCAAGATATCCATCCGAATCACGTATGTTCGCTCTTACCCATCCTGCATCAACGTAATCATTGATATCAATATTAGCGGCTACAATAAGATTAGTAACATTTAAATTAGTAAGTGTACCTACACTTGTAATATTGGGTTGAGAACTTGCTAATACTGTGTTGGCTATGTCTACTGTTGGATTTAATGGATTAGTACCAACAATAGAATTAGCAGTAATTACATTTGCACTAAAACTGCTACGTGAATCACGCAATACAATTGTATTAGCAACATCAATTGTTGTAGGTGTATACCCTTGTAAGAATTCAACATTTAAATTTGCAACCATCAACTGGCTAGTAACAGTGAACGGGGGATTTCCACCGGATTCAACTGTGCCTGCTACTGATTGTGAACCTACTACTGTTTTTAAATATGAAACACTTCTAATAGTGCCCACAGTAACAGTAAATGTTCCGTTGTATCCTGTTGGAGTTACACCTTTAACAGTAATAAGTCCGCCAACAACAAACGGTGGAACTGTTTGGTCTTCAAAAGTTAGTGTAGATACACCGCCGGCGCTAGTTGCAGTCAATGTTACAAATGTAAAACCTGTAGCAGTAGTGTCACTAGAAACACCACCTGTAGCTGTTACAGGACCACTAACTAAAATACCACCTTGACTAGTAGCAGTAATAGTTGAAGTACCTAATTTAATAGTTTTACCAGCAAGATATAAATCACGCCAATGAAGCGTTGGTGTACCAATATCTTCCACCATATTCCCTGTTGGAATCAACGGTCCTCTAATTCTTACATTTGATGTAGTATCAATGATTGTATTTCTAAAAATTGTATCACCACCGTCTACTGTCAATGAATTAAGTGTACCTACTTGAACAATATTAGGTTGATATCCTGCGCTAGAAGTTAATGTACCTGCTAAGTTTGGTGCTGATAATGTGTTAGTTGCAGTTATTGAAGTTGCCCTGATAGTTCCAATAACATTTAAGTTAGCAGGTCTAATTGCACCGCTACCTTCAGTAAATGTTATGTTAGCACTTGCACCTACGTTACCTGTTTTATTAAATAGAACTTGTTTGTCTGAACCAGGAGCAGTAAGTATACCGTTAACGTTACCATTAACGTTACCAGTGAACGTTGGAGAAGTAATTCCACCAGCACCAATAGTTGTTCCGCCTATATATAAATTACCATCTATGTTGGCGTTACCTGAAACACGTAAATTAGTTAAATTACCTACACTAGTGATATTGGGTTGTGCGGCAGTTGTTAATGTTCCTGTAATATAATTAGCGGTAGCTAAGTTACCTAAATTAGCATTTCCGCTTGTGATATTTCCAGTAACTGCTAAACTATCTAATGTACCAACACTTGTGATACCTGTTTGTGGACCAGATGTTAAATTACCAGTAAAGTAATTGGCAACAACTGCATTACCTAAATTAGCATTTCTTGATTGAATATTTCCGGTAACAGTTAATAAGTTACCATCAAAGAATAAGTTACTGTAACTACCGATGTTACCGGCTTTGTTTACTAATATTTGTGTATTAGCAGTTGAATTGGGTGCATTGTATATGTTAGCATTTGCAAACGCAACTTTAATATTACCGGCAACTATGTTACCAGTAACTGCTAAACTTGTGAGTGTACCAACACTAGTGATATTGGGTTGTGCGGCAGTTGTTAATGTTCCTGTAACTGTACCTGCAGTAATATTGTTGGTTACAGTAACATTACCGATGACAGCAAGCGTATTACTGTTTGTGAATGTTAAATTAGCAGTACCGTCAATGTTACCTGATTTGTTTAGTAAAACTTGATTATTGGCTGCTGGTGCAGCATACGCACCTGCGCTAACCCTACCATCAGAAATAACTGTCCCGCCAATGTGTAAATTACCTTCTAAGTCAGTATTACCATAAACGGTTAGATTTCCTGTAACTTCTAGGTTACTTAAACTACCGATTGTTGTGATATTAGGTTGACTGCTTGCATAACTAGTTAATACTAGGTTAGCATAATCAACACTAAGTGTATTGGAGGTCTTATCAAACGCAAAGTTTGCAACACCACCTAAGGCAGTACCTTCATCATTGAATTGGACAAATGAGTTAGTACCACCGGGAGTAAGAACTGCTTCAGTTTTCCAACTTAGATTACCCGCACCGTCTGTTTGTATGACTTGTCCTAACGTTCCACCCGAGATATGTACGTTACCTATATCTCCTAGGGTTGCACGTTCTGTGACAGTTAGTTTGGATAGAACGGTTTCGTCAGTAGTAACGGCTGAGGAGACATATCCAATGCGGTCCCAAGTCTTATTGTTATTATTCCAAGAATATAAAAGACCGTTAACTGTTACTTGCTGTCCGTTAAGTGGATTGGCTGGCCAACTCATTGAGAATTCCTTTTTATAATGTATTTATTCATTTTGAAAGTATCTATGATTCTCAGGTTGACAGTAAATGGACTATCTGCTATACTTACAGCATGGAAATCAAAATCTTAGCACATGGAAATACTAGTCCTGAAAAGGTCCAGATGTTTCAAAAGACTGCCAAATTCTATGCAAAATACTTAAATATTGAAAAATTTAAGTACAAAGTATACGTTTGTATAGCCCCCAAACTACGGCAAAGAGACGGTAACAACGGTGTCTGCGCCAAGACCGGTGACAAAGAAATCAGTATAGCAGTGGACAGTGCTTTAGCATTACCACAAATGCTGATGACACTTGCCCACGAAATGGTTCATGCTAAACAATATGTGCGTGGTCAATATCGGGGCGAAATGTCACGTAACGGCAAAGTAAGACGTATTTGGTTGGGTAAGCCATATTCAGTTGCATATCTCAAGCGACCATGGGAAAAGGAAGCTTTTCGCCGTGAAGGTGAATTGGCTTGTGCATTAGTAGACAATGTTATCCAAAAAGTGAAAAAACGCAAAAAATGATTGACAGTAAATCCGTTTACTGTTATACTATGTTTTCTTTATCAATAAGCCATCAACAAGGAGTCAACAATGGCATCACAAGTCTCTGATAATCACACTATCACTAGTGTTCAAACCCGTAAAGCAATTCTAAGTGCTTTCAAAACTAAACGCCCCGTTTTTCTCTGGGGCCCTCCCGGTATCGGTAAGTCTGAGGTCGTGCAAGAAATTGCCGATGAACTAAAAGGTCATGTTATTGACTTGCGTATGGCTCAAATGGAACCAACTGATATTCGTGGTATTCCCTACTTTAACAAAGATATCAACAAGATGGATTGGGCTCCCCCGGTTGACTTGCCCGATGAAGAACTTGCAAGTAAGTATCCTATCGTTGTATTGTTCTTAGATGAAATGAACAGTGCCTCCCCAGCAGTACAGGCTGCAGGTTATCAACTTATTTTGAATCGCCGTGTTGGCAAATACTTTTTGCCCGATAACGTTGTTATTGTAGCGGCAGGTAATCGTGATTCTGATAAAGGTGTTACTTATCGTATGCCAATGCCCCTTGCTAATCGTTTCATTCACTTAGAAATGCGTCCTGACTTTACATCATGGCAACAATGGGCCGCAAACAAAGGTATTCACAAAGATGTTGTGGGTTACTTGTCGTTTGCTAAACAAGATTTGTATGATTTTGATAGTAAATCCTCAAGTCGTGCTTTTGCAACACCCCGTAGCTGGTGTTTTGTTAGTGATTTGATTAGCGATGAAGATATGGATGAGGATACTCAATTCAATCTGGTAGCAGGTGCTGTTGGTGAAGGTCTTGCAGTTAAGTTTAAAGCACACCGCAAGGTAGCAGGTAAGATGCCCGACCCTAGCGACATTCTTGCAGGTAAAGTGAAAGACCTTGCAGTGAAAGAAATTTCTGCAATGTATTCACTTGCTATTGGTATGTGCTATGAATTGCGTGATGCACACCAAAACAAGAAAGTTGATAGCAAGAAGTTCCATGAAATGGCTCAAAACTTCTTTGACTTTACAATGTCAAACTTTGAGACTGAATTGGTCGTTGTTGCGGCAAAGATTGCACTTAAGACATATTTGCTCCCAATCGAACCTAGTCAGTTGAAAAACTTTGATGAGTTTCACAAGAAATACGGTAAATACATTGTTGATGCAGGTAATTGATTTGGGCAACGTAAGTTGACTCCCTCGGAACCGAAAGGTTCCGTTTATGAGCGGGGGTGGTGTGAATACCCCCGCTCTTTTTTATTGACAGTAAATCAATTCTCTGTTATACTATGTGTATTAAGTTAATAAAGGAAACAACATGAGTGACGTAATTGCCCCTACAAAAAAGAAAAGACGCAATAAGAAATTTGACAATCTTATCGGTCCATATGATGCTAAGGTAGATAATCTAGCACGTGAACGATTAGTGGCGGCACGTATTGGTTTGTTGTTGCGTCATAGTTTCTTTGGCAATCTTGCTACTCGCATGAAATTAGTTAATGCCGATGAATGGTGTGCTACTGCGGCAACTGATGGATTGAAATTCTATTACAACAGCCGCTTTATTATGTTGTTGAAGCCTAAAGAAGTTGAATTCTTAGTAGGTCATGAAGTGTTACACGTTGTATATGACCACATGGGTCGTAGAGGTACACGTGATCCTCAGTTGTGGAATATTGCTGATGACTATTGTGTGAATGCTGACTTGAAAAAGCATAATGTAGGCCAATTCATTACATCGGTGCCTTGCTTGTATGAGAAAAAGTATGAGGGTTGGACTGCTGAGGCAGTATATGATGACTTGTATGATAAAGCAGATAAAATTGATTTGGATAAGTTGATTGACCAAATGCTTGATGAGCATATGGACGGTGACGGTGACGGTGAATCTGAAGGTGATGGTGACGGTGACGGTGACAAAGAAGGTAAAGCTAAACGCCCTCGTATGAGTTCCGAAGAACGTGAACAAGCACGTCAGGAAATGAAACAAGCTATTCTGCAAGCCGCACAAAGTGCTGAGGCAGGCTCTATCCCTGCAGGTGTTGAAAGATTAATTAAATCAGTTACTGACCCGGTTATGCCTTGGCGTGAACTGATTCAAACTAACTTAACTAGTTGCATTCGTACTGACTTTAGCTGGATGCGAGCCAATCGCAAAGGCTGGCACATGGATGCTATCATGCCCGGTATGACTCCCGGTGAAGAGATTGATGTTGTGGTTGCACTTGATATGTCAGGTAGTATTAGCAATGCACAAGCACAAGCATTCTTAGGTGAGATTGCAGGTATGATGGATAGCTTTGATGGCTACAAGGTGCATGTATTCTGTTTTGATACTAACACATATAATCCACAAGATTTCTCAAGTGAGAACATGGATCGCATTGATGAATACGAACCTCAAGGTGGTGGTGGTACTGACTTTGATTGCATCTTTGATTACTTGAAAGAAAATGCAATTGAACCTAATCGTTTGATTGTGTTTACTGATGGATATCCCTTTGGTTCATGGGGTGACCCTGACTATTGTGATACTACTTGGATCATTCACGGTGACAAGAATCCGAATCCCCCGTTCGGTACTTACGCAATTTATGACGAGAAATAAAATATGATGTACATTGGTACTAGTCTTGGTGGATGTTTGCTTAGTCTTATGAATGGTGAAGTGTCCGAGGATGAGGTTATGGTCATCATAACTCGTACCGATGCACCTGACTATGATAGATATATTGGTGTAGTGAAAGCATACCACGCACAAGGTAATCCATTTGCTAGTAATCCCGAACGATACGAATTGGATGACTATAGGTTAGACGGTTTAATTGATTTAGCGACTAGATTGTGGAACAGTGGTAAGATTCATCAACCGCGAAGTTTTATGGGTGATAGTTTGGGTACACACCCATTTAAAAATGAATACAAACTTTGGTTTCAAGTAGTACCTACTCTTGATAATAATACACCTGCAGTTGTAGATGCCTACGAAAAATATAAGATGTTGGATATATTGACAAGATAAATTTTACCACTAATCAAACTCATATTAAATATCTTAAGCATAAAAGCTTTAGGAGAATATTATGAGTTTTTTAAGACACGTTGGTAAAATGGGTGATAGAAAAGTGGCAATCGTATTTCGGGAAATTCCCGGAGAGCCGCATATGGGTTTAGTTGTTAATACAGAAACACTTCATGCCCAATTACATGATGCATTGATAAGAAGCATTGAAAGCGATATCGGTCAAGCCAGCGAACACCTAGCTGATGCATTGAATCGTAGTTATACACAGGATGGTAAAATCATTCTTCAAGTGTTGCACAAAGAAGGCATGTTGAAAAAAGTACAAACTGCTCAAGTATTAGTAACACCAAATCCCTCTACTACTATTAGACTTGATGAATTAAACAAGATACTAAATGACATGAAACAGGGAGAGGACGCAGTTAGAAAAATGGCTGACATGGATCAAAGTGCAGGAATGAGAACTCCGGCAGAAGTAGCACGTAAAATGCGTGACCCAATTGTTTCTAATGATGTACTTGATGACATGGTTCTTGCTAAACAACGTATTGAACAAGCAGAAAAAATGGAACGTGAAGCAAAAGGTCTGTTAGCAGAATCACAACGTTTGCGTGATGAAGCTGTTCAAATGGCGCCATCACTAAAACCTAAAACTACTAAAGCAAAAAAAGCTACAGTTGTTGAGGCAGTTGTTGCACCAGTAAAGCCAGCCAAAGCACCTAGAAAAACAAAGACTACTGCCTGATCCCAACTACTAGTTAATAGGGAATAGGTAATGTCAACTGAATTTTACAACAAATGGCAAAATATCCTTGAGGATGTTGAAAAGAGTAAAATACCTATTCAATTCATAAAAAAGATAATTCTTAAATTTCAAGGAAAACGTCAACAAACTATTAATATTCAAACATTACTAAAACAAGGGTTAGAGCCTGAAGAGGTGGAAGAAATCGTTAATCGCAAATTAATTGAACTCGACCATCAAATTGTGAATCTTGAATTTATATTGAATGTTGAAAACATTGCTGATACAGTACAGCCTGAGACTGATAAGTTATTAGGTAAACTATAAAACAAATTACCCTATAATAGGGTAATTTGCCAAATGATGTTGTGTTAAGTTTAATGATTTGATATAATCGCAACATGAAAACATATTTACAACTTTTACAAGATATATTAGATAACGGAGAAATAAAAGATGATAGAACTGGCGTTGGCACTATTAGTGTGTTTGGACGTAGTATTCGCTTTGATTTGCGTAGGGGCTTTCCAGCCGTCACTACCAAAAAGTTGGCTTGGAAAGCCTGTGTCGGTGAACTCCTCTGGTTCATCGAAGGCTCGCAAGACGAAAGGCGCCTCGCAGAGATTACGCATGGCAGCAAAGAAGGCACCGTAACAATCTGGACACCCAACGCACTTGCACCTTACTGGAAAGATAAGGCAGAATTTGAGGGTGACTTGGGAAGAGTATACGGAGTGCAGTGGCGACACTGGAAAACTGATGATAAAGAAATAGACCAATTAAAAAATTTAGTTGAAGGATTAGTTAGTGATCCCAATGGTCGTAGACATATTCTTAGTGCATGGAATGCAGGTGAACTAGATAAAATGGGATTGCCACCATGTCACATGATGAGTCAATTCTATGTCAATAAAAATCGTGAACTATCTTGTCATATGTACCAGCGCAGTGTGGACGTGTTTCTTGGTCTACCCTTTAACATTGCTAGCTATGCGTTACTCACTCATTTGATTGCACATCATTGTAATTTAAAAGTAGGTGAACTGATTATCAGTACAGGTGATACACATATCTACACAAATCATGTTGACCAAGTTAAAGAACAACTAAGTCGTGAACCACATCCATTACCAACACTGATGTTGAATTCACAAAAGAACAATATCTTTGAAATGACAATGCAAGACATTCACTTAGAAAATTATCAAAGCCACGATGCAATTAGGGCAAAGATGGCAGTATGATTCTGTATGAAAATACTGATACCAAGATATACACTTATCTAGCGCATGAGTTTATGATGGGTGATGTTGAGGATCCGGATTTGTATGCCTCACAACATCTTTGGGATTGGGAAAAAACAGATTCAGGTAATTGGATAATGAACAACAGTGAGCCAACAGCAAGCTGGCATAGAATACCCGATGGATATGGATGGAGATATGAGATTCGTGCTTATCTTACATCAGAACAATTAATGTATTATAGGTTACGTTTTGAATAAATTAGAATTTGTTGTGAAGTGGTCAGCTACAGTGTTTGCACTTATAACAGTATATCTTACTAGCCATGATATTATACCATTGAACAAATACATGGGTATCATAACTGCATTCTTATGGATGTGGTTAGGCTTTATGTGGAAACAACCAAGCATGTGGATACTGAATATCATTATGATTGGGCTATATGTAAAAGGATTATTTGCAATATGAATATTTTAGTAACAGGTGGATTAGGATTGATTGGTCACAATGTAGTTAAGCGACTGCAAGACCAAGGACATATGGTATCTATCCTAGATATCAAGACAGACTATGGAATCATTCCTCACTCTGAAATTAATTACTTGATGTCCGAACGTAGAAAAAAAATTGATGCATATAGCTATATCTATGAACGTGATATTTGTGATGCGGATGAGGTTGAATATGTTTTTAATATTGAACAGCCTGAAATTGTAATTCACATGGCTAGCTTTCCTAGACAGAAAGTTGTGAATGCAAACCCAGCATTAGGTAGTCGTACTATGAGTGAAGGATTACTCAATCTGTTGGAAGCTAGCAATAAATATGAAGTAAGGAAGTTTATCTATATCAGCAGTTCAATGGTATACGGTGACTTTAGTGATGATGTTACGGAAGATGCCATCTGTAACCCCCAAGGACAATATGGCATTATGAAATTAGCAGGAGAATGGCTTGTTAGAGATTATACTCGTAGAACTAATATTGTGCATACTATCATTCGCCCTAGTGCTGTTTATGGACCTCTGGATGTAGAAGATAGAGTAATAAGTAAATTTTTACTTGCCGCAATGCGCGGAGAAACTATTCAGGTTAACGGTGTAACAGAAACACTAGACTTCACATATGTGGATGATGCCGCAGATGGAATCGTTGCTGCCGCATTGTCTGACAATACAGAAAACAAGACATACAATATCACAAAAAGTCACAGTGTAACACTATTAGAAGCCGCACGTATGGCACTAGAACTTGCTGGAGGCGGCATGTTGACAATAAGAGATAGAGATTTAGACTTTCCAAGCAGGGGAGCATTGAATATTGATGCAGCCAGACGTGATTTTGGCTTTGACCCCAAAGTTGATGTAGCTGAGGGATTCAAAATATACTATGATTGGTTAAAGTCAGACTCATATTTTAATAAATAACTATATGTGGATAATATCATTTTTGCCCGATTGGGTCTTTCATGCAATGTTAGCAGTAGGTGTACTGGGAACATTTGTAGGTTCTGTACTGGGTACGGTACCTAGCAGTATCAAACTATATGCCCTTCCTATTCGTGCTATTAGTTTAATTGTGCTTTCTTTTGCATTATACTTAGAAGGTGGATTAGCAGACTATGCCGCTTGGGAACTTAAAGTTAAAGAAGTTGAGGCTAAGTTAGCACTAGCTGAGGCACAAAGTGCAAAAGAAAATACAAAGATTGTAACCAAAGTAGTTACAAAAACACAGATTGTACGTACACGCGGTGAAGATGTTATCAAGTATGTTGACCGTGAAATTATCAAATATGATGAGAAGTTCGCAAAAGGTGGGGTGTGTGAAATACCACAAGAATTTATTAAAGCACACAATGATTCTGCGGAGCAACCAAAATGAATTTATTTAAATTATTTGTACTAGCAATTTTTATTATACTTGCATTCCTTGCAACAGGATGCTCAACAGTAGTACCAGTTACTGCTAAATTCCCTGAAGTCCCAGAAAGGTTATTAGAAAAATGCCCTCAGCTAAAAAAATTAGAAGAAGAAACAAAGTTAAGCGACATAAGTAAGACGGTTACAATAAACTATACCACTTACTATGAATGTGCTGTTAAGCACGATGCATTCGTAGAGTGGTATAAAATTCAAAAAGATATTTTTGATAAAGCAGGAAAATAATTACTCCGCATTCTTTCCGCACTTAGCACGTTTAGCGTTAGTTAATGCGCCATAGTCAACTGGCCATTCTTTTCCCGGCTGCAATTCTGTAGCGTTTTTAGGGAAAGCATAAGTTACTCCCGCTTGTTTCTGTATATCAGCAACCGATACACGGAACTTAGTTAAATCATTACCCAAGTTAACATATGGTTTAGTATGAGGGAATACCCATCCAGCAACTTGCCCTGTAGTTTGATTAATTACAATCTTGTAGTAAGCATGCGGAACAATAATTCCCTTACCAATAGTCAAATCACCTGCACCATACAATGCACCTACATAAACAGTTAGGGGTTGTTTTAATTGGACTGCCCAACCTCTAACACTTGTCTCTAATAGTTTCCATATACCACGATTCAATGAACCATGTTGTGGATACATGTTAGTCATTAAGAAACTCTCATACTCTACTTGTTGAGTCCAACTTAAGTCACCGTCAGGTACTGCATGACCTTTGTCATATCCAGTACCAGCATAGTCATCCGGTGTTGCACCGCCAGCTATACTCTTGTCAGCAACAAACGCATTAGTACGTGGAAAACAACCTAATGCATTCTGTGGTAGTAATGTATATGCTACATAGACTGGAATCTTAACAGGAGCATCATATGCTACAAGATAAGCCTCACGACAGATTGGGGTTGCTGGACGAGCAGTGTTTGCAAATCCATAAGGGCTATGAACTTGACATGCTTGTACTGGGTTAGGTGCTCGTTGGTCCCAGGAAAAGCTACTTGACGATGCTAGAGCCAGCATCAAAGCTAATAATATACGCATATTTGTCTCCTAAATATATGTATATTTATCTTCGGTGATTCATTATCCTACGCATGGTAGCTAAATCATCATCACCTTCTTGTACAGGTTGCTCTGGTGTCGCAGGTCCCGCAGGTGCTGTGGTTGCTGTGGGTGCTCTTGGAGTTGCATTTGCAGGATTTGGTACAGGAGGTGTTGTTGCCGCCGGTGTGGTTTGGGGTGGCTCCATACCCATAGCCGCATAAGTTGATGGACTTGCGACACCTGCTTGTGTATTAGGATCATTATTAGCTATTTTATTTTTGACTGTCTCCTGTGAATTAGCTATAGCTTGACCGTTTGCTTTGATATTAGCCCCGGCTTGCTTCATATCAAAATTCTTAACAGCAGCCAAGTCATCATCACTCATGTTACGAATTTGCTGTTGTGCTTGGATAACTTCTTGTTGTTTTGCTTTTGGTAATTTTGCAAATGCCGGATCTTTAGTTATATCTTGTGCATTTGGCCCTCTATATTGTTGTGCAGTGGCAACGGCTTGTTTAGTCACCTCGGGCGTAATTTCAGAGTTTGAAACTGTGTCACCTAAAGATTTCATCATGCTTCCTGTATAAGCATCTTGAGCATTACGTCCTTGCATTCCGGCTTTAGCAGCTTCATAACCACCACGCATCATACTACCAGCTAATTGACCTTTTACAGCCTGTGCATCTGCGGCACTAACATGTCCTGCTTTGACTGCGGCATCAGCCATAGCTCCTGCGTCTTTGTAGTTATTATATTGTTGTCCAACCGCAGTTTTTGCTTGTTGAAAGTTTGATGGCTCTTCCTCATCTAATTCTTGTTTACCAAATGCAAGTCTACGAATTTCTGCTAATTCAGCTTCTTCTTCCATTGTTTGTGGTTGGTCGGGTTCACCTTGTGTATACTGCATACTTGTCTGTACAGGAGCATTCTCATCTCCTTGTTGATTTACTGTTGCTTTAGCAACCCCCATATCATATGACATGTTTGCAGATGTTTGTTTTCCTGCAGGGTCTTGATACTGAGTTGCATCTAAACTGCCATCGTTGTATCTTTGTTTTTGTCCACCGGAAGCAATTCCCTTACCCTGTGCGCTACCTGTATATGTTTTCTTTGAATAACCATTTAAACTTGGGGTAGTGTGTGAAATGGGTGTACCTTGAACACTGGTTACGTCGGATCCCATACCACTTGTTGTAGTCTGTTTTCCGGTACTAGTATCAATAGTAGTTCTTTGTCCTGCAGGACCTTCTTTACCATTGGCATAAAAATCAGCCGTATTTGCAAAGCGACTTACGCCCTCTTCTTCTGTTAATCTATTCAGCATAGAAACGTATGCTTTTACATATTTCGAGTCCATTTGTGTTCCTTGGAAGTATGTAGTATTTATGATAAATACACTATAACGGAACACATAATATGGCATACGCAAATATTCTTTTAGGAACATTACCCAATGACGGGACGGGAGATCCGTTACGTGTAGCATTTGCAAAAATTAACAATAATTTTGCTATTTTAGAGGTAGTAGCTCAACCATCAGGACCAAATGGAGCTTTTCAATTTAAAACAACTTCAAATATAAACGGAGAAATCTCAAATACTATAGCTGGAACTAGTGCTTTAACATTTGATGGCAGCAATGTTACTATAGGGACAAATATACTTCCTACAGCAAACATAGATATAGGTAGTCCAGCAAATACAATTCAGAATATATATGTAGGAAACAGTATTAAAGTTGGCGGTGTTACACTAACTGGTACACCGGATACAGTTAGCTATTCTGCTACTGTAAGTGCTGTTAATCTTAAAGCTACTGATACATTGAGAATTGGTACTACTGTTTTAGTAGACAGTAGTGCATTTCAAGCAATCACTAGCAACAACAATGCTGACCAAACATTATATGAGATGCCAATGTCTCAATTAAGAACAGCAAGATTTGAAATAACCTCAGTAGAATCTAATACGCAAAATAGTCAATTTGCAGTGGTAGAAGCTACTAAACAAAACAATAACTCAGATGTAAAGTATGTTGTATCTGGTACTATATTTGTAGGTACCGTGTTAACAAACTATAGTGTAACAACTACATTTGGACAATTAAAATTTAATGTATCTCCGTTCCTAAATAGCACTATAACTCATAGCGTAGTTGTTAAGATAAATACTTGATATGAGAGCAAATGAATTCATCAACGAGGGAGGTCCTCCCCGCGGTAAAATGGAAAAAGACCATGAAGATGCCACACCAGGACCTGGTAGTTATATTGCACGTGACGTAGGTGGATATGACCGTGTATATCATATGAATCGTTTTATGATGGCTACTGCTATGGCTGACGGCAAAAGTGGTAAAAAAGTGGATATGGATGTTGCAAGCCCTACAGAAAAATTCAATGGTATTCATCCATACACAGATGAAGAACATAAAATGGTAAAGTCAGCTATGAAAACTGTGCCAGGTGAGTATCATAGAATGGCTAAATCAGGTAAACCTAAAGAAGGTTCCGGTGTTCACAAAATCAGCCCAGTCAGCGGTTTCAAAGGCTTTGGAAAATAATTTGATACACTGTTTTTTGAATAAGTAATTTTATCTTATTCAGGAAAACTATGATTGATATCAACAACACGCTAGACTTAATTAAATTAAAATTCTACAACGAGTGGCTATATACAGCACATATCTATGAGGAAGGTGAAAGCGGTTTTCACCAACAACTTACTAAACAAGTAGTTGAAACTTACATTGACCCACTAAACTTAAAGAAAGATGCACATATCTTAGATTTGGGATGTGGTCCGGGTTATTTCTTAGATATGATGAAAGAGCGTGAGTATACTAATGTAACTGGTGTTACATTAAGTCCCGGAGATATCAAATTATGCGAAAGTAAAGGGCATAAAGTAAAACCATATGATTTAACTTTCTTACCACAAAAAGACGGTTACTATGATGAAAGCGTAGACTTTATCTTCTTGCGTCATGCACTAGAACATAGCCCGTACCCAATCTTTTCATTAATGGAATATAATCGTATTCTTAAACAGGGTGGAAAGATTTACATTGAAGTTCCTGCTCCGGACTGCGACCGCAAGCATGAAACTAACCTAAATCACTATTCAATCTTTGGTGCTACACAATTGGCAGCATTAATTGATAGAACAGGATTCTCCATCAATGCATTCAATACACTTGAATTTGATTTAGCAATCGGCGTAGATGAAGAAGGTAACAAAGTAGAAGTTAAAGAAAAATACTATTGCATTGTTGCTACTAAAGCCCGTCCCCTAGATATCAAATAATCTGATAAATACATCATGTCCTTTGATGTATGGAAACAAGCTAAAATAATGAACGGATTTGACAAACTCAAATCTGTTCCTTCACGTCAAGAAAACCTCGATACTACATTAGAAGATTTAAAGAAACTTAGTGGAATTACTCCGCAAATTATCGGTGAAGAAAGCAATATAAGTATTACTGGAAACGAAAAAGGTCGACTAATGCGTGAACATAACATCAAACCAGGTACTCCCGAGTGGTTTCAACTATGGTTCAGTAAACCATATTTGACTGGCGAAAAGCCTATAGGAAAATAACATGTCACTAAACGGAATATCAACATTAATGATAGCGAGCGGAACCACCCTCACAAAAAATATCAATCCACCCCATTCTAATACTGAAATTGTTCCTCCTTTCTCAGCTATTTGGAGTTTAAATTATACAGGTGCCTTAGGGGCAATAAACAATGTCTCATACAAATTATATGTAACATCGTTGGGAATAGGCTCTGCCGTCACATTGACCAGTCATCAAACAGGTGATTATGCAGTAACAGCAGGCAACTTCTTGTATGATGAATATGGAACCA